GGGGGTCGCCATACATAACGCCAATCTTGGAGCGCCACTGGTTAATAACAATACCAATAAATGGACGTTCTTCTTCTGTAAGACTTCTCTTAGACGCTTTTCCTACCTTACGGAAAAACTTATTAGTTAGAAGGGCGCTACGACCTACAGTAGATTCCTCCATCTCCTTATCGTTTTCTGTTGTAGGGACCAAGGCAGGTAAAGAATCAATAACAATACAATCGACCGCTTTACTTTCTGTAAGCTGGATGACAGATTCATATGCTTGCTCCATAACGTTAGTTGAAACTACGTATACACGAGTGGAGTCTACGCCACACATCTCTGCGTATGTAGGAACCCACTGCTCTGCTGCTACCCACACAGTTGTAAACTCTGGGTCGCGCTTTTGGTTAGCAGCAATAGTTTTTAATGCAATAGCGGTTTTACCATTACTAGCTTCACCAATGATTTCATGCCACTGGTTTACTGGCCACCCACCGCCTAATGCAACGTCCAGTGATACTGAGCCAGTTGTGTAACGCTTAGCAACATCAGTCTTAATGTCAGACCCGAGAATGATGGTGTCATCCCCGTACTTCTTGTTAATATTCTTTAAGACTTTTATTAACTCTGCATTCATTAAATGTGTCCTATGATTGTGTTTGGATTAAAACCGCCTGCTTGTACTTGTTTTGCTGCTTGAGTAGGGCCGTCTGCTCTTGGGCTATTTACTCCAGAAACACCAGTTCCAGATTGAACAATTGGATAACCGCAATCATAGCAGCGTTTGCGAGACTCAGGAGTTGCCCCACCGTAGTTGTTACTTCCACATCCAGGACAACGTTCTGATAAAGGCACTGTTTGTTGAACTGTTGGGTATGAAGGAGGTTGTTGATAAACAGGTTGTTGTTGTGGTTGAACCTGTGGTGCTACTGGCTGAGGTCTTGGAGCGGGTGTGCTCCCTAATTTGTTAGCCCACCAATTACTGCTCATCGTCCTCATCCTTTCTATAAGCTAGGTCAGTTGAGTAAACTTCCCCAGGTACTATTAAACCAAGTTTCATGGCGGTTGACAAGCCGCCTAATAAAGCTGAGAAACCAATCATTCTATACATCATATGCATCATTTCAGTCTCTCTTTCAATTTCTTTTTCTAAAAACCCATCTGGTTCTCGTTTTTTAATTTCATCTATTTGCATAGCAACAATGACATCAGCACCTAGCTCTGCAATCGTGGATATAAAAGGTATTAAATACTCAACGTTATCTAGACGTGCTTCGCTTTCGCCAGTCTCATGCTCATGTCCCTCATCACTTACAGGGTTCATGCCTAACAGTAAAGCTAACTCGTTTGGGTGCTCAGATAGGTCCGTGTCGTATAGATACCAACGCATCAACGTTCCTAACGGTATCTCTTCCTTAAAGTTCTCAAAAGATACGTTAAAGGACTCTCCACCTTTTTTAAAGAAACGATTAAACCAACTCACTTTGCCTCTCCCCATCGCTGAACAACCTTTACATCTGCAATAAGCGGTACCTCTAGTAAGTTGATGCCTTCCATTGCTTCTCTAATAGCCTCTTTTGTTTCTTCAACAAGATTGTCTGGGGTTAAAGTAACAAGTTCATCGTGTACGGTTAACAAGATACTAGCCCCCTCAGGAATCATCTGATGAGCCCTAATCATAGCAAGCTTCATGATGTCAGCAGCAGACCCTTGGATACGTGTGTTGAACGCCTGACGCTCAGCCCCGCCACGCTTTAGGAAATCTCTAGAGTTAATTTCAGGTAAGTAACGCTTGCGCCCCATCAGGGTGGATACATACTGTTTACTTCTAGTAGCCCCAATAACCTTAATGCGATAGATATTTACGGACTTAAACTTATCCGCAAAGTTTCCTAATAAAGTACGTGCTTCGGTAACGGTACATCCAATAGAACGAGCAATCTTATCTGGACCTACGCCGTATGCCATAGATAAAACAAGAACCTTTCCAGCCTGACGGTTTACCTTCATGACATCTCCAACAGTTGTATAGATGTCTCCACCTTCTACATAGTTTTTAACCATGGTTGGGTCCTTAGACATAGAAGCAATGATGCGAGGTTCAATCTGTGAGTAGTCAGCGACCACTAGTTTGTATCCTGGCGGTGCATAGAACAGGTTACGGATAGCCTTACCATGCGCAGTTGCTGGGTTAGGAACATTCTGCAAGTTTGGGTTACGACTAGAGAACCGACCAGTCTCAGCTCCATGTTGAATAAAGTCAGCGTGGATACGCCCGTCAACTAATAGGCTTTCCTTGTACTCTACTTTAGATTTACCACCAACAGTACGGACAACGTCACCTCCCAGGTATGGGATTACGTACGTGCTCTGTAACTTATTTAAATCTGCGTAGGTGAGCAGAGCGTGAACTAACAGGTTCTTCTCACGATAAGGCTCTAATGCCTCAGCTGACACAGAATAATCTACGTAGTCTAGGTCTATACCCTTCATCTCTTTGTCTTGACCCTTTGCTGTAAGAATCTTTGGGCTTAATCCTTGACCACCATCGGACTTCTTGCTGTATAGGAGGTACTGCTTTTCTTGGTTAGAGTTAATGTTAAATACTCGACCAGCAATCTTATAAATCTCAGCCCTAGCTTTTTCTATATCTATCTCTAACTGGGTATTAAGTATAGCTAGCTGCTCGGTGTCAATAGGTGCGCCATGCAACTTCATATGACATAAGACTTCTAATACGCCCATCTCTAGGTTCATAATATTATCTAGGTCAGCTTCTGTAATCTTTTTAGCTACCTCTTTCCACAGTAAGAAAGTGTACTTTGCATCTAGGTATGCGTATTTAGCCACAGTGCTAAACGGGTGAACCTCTACCTGAGCGCCAACACCCTTCTCCATCTCATAACCCAACTCGCGCTTTAAACAGTCGTCAAGGCCACACTTGTTTTTATTACGGTTGTCATATACAAATGAGCCAACCATAGTGTCAAAGTAAGGGCCTGTAGGTATTTTTTTATCTAGATACTTAGAGACAGAGCATAAATCAAAGACTAAGTTGTGACCTACTTTTAACTTGTCACTAAAAAATAAAGGTTTTAATGCTTCAAAGACTTCGGCTGGGAAGAGTTGTTCAGGAGCAGGGCCGAAAGTTTTAGTAGCTTTTTTGCGGTCACGAGAGTAATCACTCTCTCTAGCCTGTAAGCCCGCGAGAACGCGCTTCTCTCCTTGCCCCGTGAGTGGGAAGCTCTCTGATATAAACTCACCATTTGGGTGGCCCAACGGAATAACATCCCCGCGACCATGTGTCGCAAGGCTAATCCATAATACTTGGTTGACAACTGGAACTCCTCGTCTTGCTCCAACAGTTTCTACGTCAAAAGCAAAAGCATCTTGCTTAAGATAGTAGACAACCATCTCATCTAACTGTTCTCTTGTTGTAATAATGTTCAATTGATACCCCTTAAGAGTCTGGGGAGCCATATTAGAAAGGGGATTAAGAACATGGCTCCCCAGAACGCTAGTTGTTAGAGAAGTGAGTTGGCGATTTCTTCAAGTTCCGCCCATGTGTGTTCCTTAATAACGGAACGTTCGAACGGCTTGATTTCGGCAACACCCTTTTCTGCCATGTCTGAATCGATTCCCCAGTCTTCCATGAGGTCGCGTGGCTTAACTGCGTTGAGGTGATACACAGTTTGCTGCATCTTTCCAGTGCGGCTAATAGCCCAGTAGTTCTTGGTCAAAGGACCTTGTGGTGAGAACTCTGCTGCGTACAATGTTTTGTACAAGCGAGGGCTTGCGATAAGCATCTGACGTACAACACCTGCTGGAGTAACCACTGCCATCGTGAATGCTCTCTTGTCTTCAGGCTTGCTGCCTAGCTTTACGCATAGTGGGTCGTTAGCCCCTAGTGATACATACGAGCGCTTGCCCACAGTTTTCTGCTGTAGGAAGTGTTGCTTGTAGATAGCAAAGGGACCATTCTGGTCAATGAACTTAACAATTGTGAACTCACCATCAACAAACTTAAATTCTGTTGGGTAGTCACCTGCGGATACGGTGAGCTTTTCGGCTGCATCCCATCCTGATTGTACTGCGTTACTGCTTGATTGAGTCGGACGCTCATCAATTTGTGAGTCCACTGAGAACTCGTCTACTTTTGGAAGAAAATCTTCCGTGCGATTGATTGACATATCATTCCTTTGTTTCGTTTGTTTTAGCATCTTCGACTTGGATACGTTTCCAAGTATCAGCAATAGCATTTGTTAATTGCTGATTTGGCCAGTCTATACGTTTCACGTGCAAAACTCCAGACTTACCAAACAGTTCAACAACTGCTTCTATCTGGGCCCGAGAGTACAGTCTCCGACCTTTATGGTCATCCCCGTTACGGTTCTTCTTTGTGGGAAGTCGGTAAGGTGATGGCGGTAGGTATCCCTCTTTAATCCATGTACGGACTGTTATTACAGGTCTTCCTAACGCTTGTGCGAGAGCGCCAATGGTATAGAACTCTATGTCCTTACCATTAGGTAGAGTCTTTTTATAGGATGTTGTATCCCATGTATCTGGAACATCTACCTCGGGCTTTTTTAATTCCCGACGCTTTCGTTTACTGTTTGGATAATAAGTATCCAAATCAGAAAACATCTTATCTATCTCGTCTGACATTTAAGCCTATTACTTTCCTACAATAAATGCATAAGTAACTTTAGATGGGAACATCGTGTCAATGTCATCCTCTGTTAAATACCCCTCATAGAAAGCAGCCATGATTGCTGCTTCATCAATTTGTGGAACCATCTTAATACACTTATCGCGGATACCTTTTTTAGTAAGGATATCTTCTGCTACATCCATGTCTAGGTTTTTTGCAACACGACGTTGCTTCATAATAGTTACATCTTGTTCCTCTG